GGTCGGTGAGGCCGTTGGGCGTCAACTCGAGGAGCTGCAAAGCGACATCTTCCTGGCCGGCGATGGTCTTCACCCCGGTGTTGACCGTCGTTGTGGCGATGTCCTGTGACACGACCGCCTGGTTGTTGGCCGTCTGAGGGGCCACCAGCGTCGGGGTCGTGATCTTCGGCAGGTTGATCGAGTCGGTGCCTTCGGGGAGCGGTACGTTCCGCACCAGGCCGGCAGCGACGCGTCCCGCACGCATGTACGGGATCAGTTCCTGCTCCAACCACAAGGGCGGGCTGAACTCTCCACCTTGACCGAGCGTGGTCGAGGGGTTGACTCGGGACTCAGAGCCGGACCCTGCGACCCGGCTGGCGCGCTCGAATACCTCACCGTCGAACTTGCGCAGCTCACGAGCGGGGATACCGTCCTCGATCGCCTTCAGGGCCCGCGCCTCACGGCTGGCGGCGCGCTTGGGGTACTCGACCAGCATCTCGTCGGCGTGACGGCGCATACGCTCGCGCGCATCGGTCTGGTTCACGCCGCGGGGAGGCTGCGAGCACTTGCCCCAGGTCGCGTAGAGGTCGGCGAAGTAGCTGACCTCGTGGGCGTTGTCCCGGCGGTAGGTGAGCGGGTCGGTGACGCGTGCGGGCGACGCGTGAGCAGCGGCGTCGGCGAGGCGCGACTCGACGTCGATCTCGCGGGTGATCTGCTCCTTGCGGTCGTCGAACTCCTTCTTCTTGGCATCGAAGGACGCCTTGAAGGTCTCGTCGGCCGTGGCGAGGGTCGCCGCGTGAGCGGTACGTGCCTCGTCGTCGGGGAGCGTGGTGGGGTCGACCTTGGCGCGCTCTTCCTTGTGGGCTTCGAGCAGGCGCTTTAGTTCGGCGGCTCCCTCACTCTGGAGCTCGCGAAGCTGGTCGACCAACGGCTTGTCGTCGGTCATGGTCATGGGTGGTTCCTCTCAGGGACGTGCGGCATGTGCCGCGGTTGGCTGGTCCCCTGGGTGGTGTCAGTCCGTCCGCGGGTGGTGGCCTTCGATGCCTCGATGGCTCCGACGCGCTCCGGTGGACCCGGCGCAGGTGATATTGCGACGATGAGAACTCAGGTGCAACCGTGCGCGGGCCCCGGACCTCCGAGGTGGCCGAGCACAGTTGCATGGCGATGGCGCACGATGCCTGTGCTACCTATCAGTAGCCCGTCTGGATTGCACAGCCCGTTCCGACCAGCCAGGACACACCCGCTGGGTAACGGCCAGTGATGGCGGCGGCGTAGTTGCGGAAGATGAGGCGGACTTCGAGGGTGCCCGAGAGCACTTCGAGGTAGGACGACGTAACCGGCTTGGCCTCGAACAGGAGCAGGTCACTCGGACGGCAGGCGATGATGGTGTCGTTGACGACGGTCGTACCGCTGATGACGCCCGTCGCCGAGAAGGTGCGCGGGATGGCGTCGTCCAGCCAGACCGGCCAGCCGGAGATGACGCCGGGGCAGGTAGGGCTGGGACCGTTGAGGGTCGGGAACTCGAGCGGGCGGAAGGACGCGTCCTCGCTCGTCGTCAGCCAGGCCCAGCGCGGGCTGTTCATCAGGTACGCCTCGGGTGGCAACAGACGGTTGATGCCGACCTGCGCTCCAAGGCCGCCGAGGGTCGGGTACATCTCGTGGCCGGTCGGCGAGGCGTCGGTGTAGGTGACCTTGTTGATGCCCACCAGGTTCAAGATGCCGGGGAGCTGGCTCTGGGCCGTGATGGCCGTGGCGATCCCGCTGCCGTAGATGAGCTGCTGTTCGAGTTGGAAGTCGTAAGCCTCGCCGAGGTCCTTGAACCACGCCCAGTCGGTGTGCGCACCGACTGGCGACTGTTCGAGCAGCTGGATGGCGATGTCGCCTTGGCCGGAGATCGTGACGACCTCGGAGGCTGTGGCGGCCGAGACGACGTCCTGCTCAGGGACAGCCGAGTTGTCGTTGCCCTGCCACTGTGCGACGTTGCCGGTCGTCATGCGGGGGACGTCGACCGACTGAGCGCCAGGTGGGAGAGGGAAGTTCGGGGCGAGGTTGGCGAGGATGCGACCTGGCCGTGCTGCGGTGGCGAACTTCTCGTTCAGCCAGATCGGAGGAGCCAGCTCGCCACCTTGGCCTGCGATGAGGCTCGGGTTGACCCGGTACTCGAAGTCGCCGTTGTCGGCCGCTCGACGGGCCTTGGCCCTGGCCTCGGCGCGGTATCGGTCCATCTCGGATGCGTGGCGATTCAGGCGCTCACGGGATGCCGGGTTCTTGTCGGCGAGCGCCCGGTCAGCGATGTAACTGACGGTGGCGTCGTCTTCCCGGTAGGTGAACTCGTGCCCGGCGGTCATCGGCGAGGATCGGCCGGCGCGCGACTCTGCGACCTCGGCAGCCAGTCCAGTCAGGGTGTCGGTCATCGCGCTCCCTCGAACTCCATGATGGCGATGCGGGCCTCGTACTCGAAGGAGTCGAAGGCGAGCGAAGCGATCGGGTTGTCATCGGTCGCGCTCGACGCGATCTCCGCGTTGGCAATATCCGGCATCGTGCAGATGTCACAGCACGTCCCGTCGCACATCGCACCGGTGCAGGCAGGGCAGCAGTTGCACACGTCGCCGAGTGCTCGCTTGACCTGCTCGTACTGCTCGACGCCGAGGGCTCGTTTCAGTGCCCGGTCCAACGCGGCATCCTGTGCGACGTCGGGGTTCGGCACTCCGAGCAGTTCGGCGAGCAGAGGCTGGGCCTGGTCGACAGCGGTGTCCGCCGCGGCCACGAGGCTGAGGACGTGCTTGAGAGTGGCTGCCGACGTGCCCGAGAGCGTGGCGCCGGAGCGGAGTTCCTTGAGGGTGACGGAGAACGGGTCGAAGCCGACGAGTGCAAACTGTCGCGAGCGCATAGCAAGCGTGCCTTTCGTGGCCCCATTCGCCCCGAAGTTGACCCCGCTGACGTCCCCATGATGGATGGAGACCTCCCGCAAGTTGCGCTCGGTGTAGTCGCCATTCCACGTCGGGCGGAGGTCTCTGAACGTGAACGACATCTCGTCCATGTCGCCGCGGTCGACCATCGACTTCAGTTCCTGCGCGCGAGGGTTGGCCGGGTCGAGCTTCGCCTCGGTGAGCAGCCCCTTCCCATCGGTGCGGACCTGCATCGTGCCTGACTTCGACCGCGCGAGCGGCGCGCCGTCGTGGTTGATGAGAAATACCACGTCGGCGCCCTCTGCGAGCGTCTTGTCGAAGGCGCCGCGCGTTACGGTCTCCTGGTACTCGCCGTAAGCGTCTGTGATGGGGTAGGGGCTGTCGAAGATGCTGGCGTAGCCCCGGAACGTCATCCCGCCGCCAACGGAGTCCATGCGGCACTCAGCGTCGGTGAAGGGGATCTCGCGGGTCTCGCGGTAAGGAGTGAACTCGCCGCGCTCGGCAAGCGGAGAGGCCGAGCGTGACGGGTGTTCGTGGCCGTGGCTCGAGTCCCCGCTGTGACCGTGCTCGTGATCGTGCGTCTCATCGCCGCCCTGGTCGCCCATCGTGCCGTGGGCGTGGCTGTGGGTGCCGGTGAACGGATCATGGGCGCGGCCTTCGAGATCGTCGCCTGCTGCGTTCGCTTGTGAGATAGAGCCGTCGGCGTTCCAGTTGTCCGGGATGCTCGCCGAGAGCTTCAGAGCCTTCGCGCGGGCCATGATGTGCTTACGGATGGCATCGTGGCTGGCGTTGCCTCTGCCTACGGCCTTGATCGCCTTGGTGAGGTCGGCCTCGTCCGCGATGGGATAGGACGGATCGCCACCCTCGGTCGAGGGAGCCATCGCCTGCCCCTTGGCCTGCATCTTCTGCAGGTCGTCGGAGTTGTACTTGGCTCGGACCTCGGCCATGTAGGCGTCGAGACGTGCCTCGTCATCGGTCATACGAATCTCCTCACTCCCCACTCGGCGACTTGGAAGCGCCGGCATCAGGTGCGAACAATGAAGGCAGGCCAGGCGAACCGCCTGGGCCACCTGGGGCGAGTGGTGAACCGCCAATGCCCATTTGGCCAAGCGGCGTCATCGAAATCGACTCGTAATACTTCTGGCCGAGGCCGCCGGGGATCGGTGGGCGATGCTCCTCGGCACGGATCTCGTCCTTGTTCAGCCAGCCGGCGCCGAGAGCGAGGGCCGCTGCCTGGTAACGCTGCAAGGTGTCGCCGCGAAGGCGCTCGGAAAGGTCGAGGCGCATGTAACGACCGGGCGGCAACAGGCGGGAGATCATGCGCTCGTAGCGGATGATGTATTTGCCCAGCGTGTTCCGTACAAAACCCATTTCCTGCTGCTGGATTCCGGTTTGACCGATGAGCACGCCGTCTGCGACCAGTGTGTGCGACGGGCGCACTTCGATGTCGTAGACAGGCACGGCGACCGTGCCCTGCGTTATCTTCGTGACCCGCTGCAGGATGACGCCGTTCTTGTCCCAGCCGAATCCCGCGCCCTGACGGTTGTCGTCAGTCCCGGTCCAGCCCTGGTCGTAACGACTCCGACGCTGGTGAGGCATAGAGACGAACCGCTCAGCTTTGTGCGGGCTGTTGGATCCAATCGTGTTGTCGGTTGGGGTCGACAACGACAGTTGATACTTGGGGCCCGACTGGTACGTCTTGCCGCGAATGGTCATCGGCCCAGCCAAGCGTC